CCTTGGCTCTTATATTGAGCTCGTTATCCTCTATCACTCCATTTTTATTTAGATCAAGACTGATAGTCCTCATGCCTAGATCTGCTAGCTCTATGCCTCTGTTACGCATTTTTTCACTTAGATCAATATTGCCATTGATCTCGTGAATGCGAGCGATAGCCAAATAGGCGTGAGCCTGCAAAAGTTCATTGGCGTTGTGGATGTCGTCTTCATCGACATCATCAGGCACGATCAGATCTCTGACATATAGCGCTAGCTCATCGAGCGATGCGCCTATGATCTCATCAAAACCATTTGCGCGCCTTGGCGCTATGTCTGCGATATGTGGGAATATGGCACATAGTCGAGCATGATCGAGACCTGTATCAAAAGGTCTGGGGACGACCTTTAAAATTCCCTTTTCAACCTTGTTGATTGTCTGCCCCCCGAGGCTCTGGACATACTCGATCGTGAAGGCGATATCGCCTCGATCAGCTGTGATAGTCGCACTGCTAGCCGTATATGTCCACGATGCAAATTGAATGCTCGCCGATGTGGTAAAAGATACATCTCTCGGTAGTGGATCGGCGATAATCAGGCTTGTACCCACGATGCGGATGGGCTTAATAGAGAAATAGTCATCTCCATCAGTCAGTAGAAAGGCTTGGCTTTGAAAGGGCTTTAAGCTGGTGGCTGATGCAGATAGCGTGAGACTACGCCTATCGCCTGATATGGCAGTAGCAGTTAAAGAAGCCCGCCCTTGTGTCATGCTGGATGTGATATCGCCACTCTCTAAATGAAAAGTTATCGATGGAGTCCCGCTGATAGCAGATGGAGCTTGCCATATAAAATTGTAGTCCTTGCCCTGTTGTGCTTTTCTCATTGTAGATCCCTTATGTCGTTATTTGTTGCTACATCCAGCCCCATCACCTGAGCAAATCCCTTGCTTACAGGAGACCATGAATGCCTGCAGTTATACCCGCCTGCAGTCGTGATCACTGGTCCAGCCCCTTGCTGATTGTTCATCTTTAGGATTTGACCCTTTGTAAAAACACGCCCCTTGCTGATGATCTTGCGACAAAAAGGGCGTGTTATCCCGTCTTTGGGTCCTACATATATAAACAGGTCTAGCCCTGCCTGCTCGGCATTTACTGCCTGCACTGATCGCCCAAACTCGGCGATCTTTAATCGGGCTTCTGTGGTATTTGATCGAGTAGCCCTATCAAATGTCTGTGCTAGTGCATCGAGCGGGGCTTTTATTGATCCTATGACCGCAGCTGTGCTGACTGCATCTTTAATGCCCTTGCTAATCTCAGGCACTAGGGCGTCATCAAAGACACTTTGAATCGTGCGATTGATTGTCGCATTGATTAAATCGGGATCCCCGCTGATGAAGGTTGGATCAATCGCAATCATCGCCTTATTTGATAAGTCAACGATATCGAGCTGGGCTTTTTGAAAAAATGTTATTGCATCGCCCAAGCCCTCATTGATCAAAAAGTCTCTCAATTGCTGAGGACTCATATTGATCAGCAGATTGCCCTGCCCATTTTTCATCAATCTTGCTATCGCCGAGTGAAGCTTGGCGGTAGCTTTTTCTAACTCTTTTTGAAAATCTGCAGTCGCTTGCACTTCCTTTTCAAGGATGCCAAGTCTTGATTTTAAAAGAGCTCTCATCTCTTCGTTTTGCTCCTCTGCTACCTGCTTTTTTAGATCGGAGATCGCCTTTTGATCAGCTTCTCCCTCTGCTAGGGCATGAGTTGAGCTAGTACCGCCACAATGAGGGCAAAACAAAGAAACCATATCAGCCCGTCCACTAAGCTAAACAGTCAGTTAGTAAGAAGCCGTAATTTTGAGCGATTACCTTGTCTTGGTGAGTATGCTCGAGCCATACAGTCCGCTTAGTCATCTCTAGATCATCATAGGAGCCAGAGGTAAAGCCTGCGTACTCAAAATTGAGAGCTGCAACAGGCATGACTTTGGTCCCATTCTTATTGACTACAGCATCTGATCCCTTCATGATACCCATAAACACACTGTCATCTGTCCAAATTTGAGCTTGGCTAGAGGTCAAACCTGCATTTGCTGTCTCTTTTCTAGCACTACCAACAAATACATTGGGCAAGCCGAGAACTTCTTTCAAGACGCTGATGACCATGTCATCTTGCATAATACGATTGCCTGAGGCTGTGCCTGATGCTGTAGAGCCTGCAGTAAAGAAGCCTCTAATATCTGGGGCTCTAGATAGAGCACGCAAAGCACCATAGCCGAGAACCAAGGTATCGGGCAAAATGCCATGAGCATTGGCACGAATAACATCGATAAGGGCGTGTAAATCAGTTAAAGGCTCAGCCCCTGCGGAGTTCCATTGAGTCCCCTTAGAGCTATTGCCAAGGCTACCGAGTGCAGAGGTATATGAGCCCCAATTTGATGCACCAAAAAGCAAGCTTGCTAGACGGGACTCTCTATTTAAGAGCATTGATCTTTGTACTTTTCTAAAAGAGCGTGTTTCCTCGTTGCCGGGATATTGAGAATAGCGAATATCTTCAATAGCGATAGCGTCTTTTAGAGAGTAAATCTTGGTGTTGAAAGTAGTGGAGGTACGATCAAAATTGCCGATAGCTTGGCGACTTGCTCCGGGAGCTCTTTCTGCGTCAACATCGGGGCTTCCCATAAAATTACGAGTCTCTTCAATTAAAAGAGTACCGCTAGGACCGAGGGCAGAAACATCGACTTTCTCAATAACTTTGTCAGCAATCAGCTGTCCATCGCTTGGGATGGCTTCAATAGCTAAATTTTTGAGAATTTCGTTGACTGGATGAATATTGCTATAGCTTGGATTTGCCATTTAATTAGACTCCTGCGGATGGGGAGAAAATGATTTCAATTTGTTCGTTAGCAGAACCAGCGGTATTGACCGCATTTGCTAAGAAACGCCCTGCGATGGTTTGTACGCCAGCACCACCAGAGGCATACGCATAGACCTTGCCTGCTAGACCAGGCATTACATAAAAGTGAGTGCCTGCTGTGATGGTGCCACCTGCTACAGCACGGCTGAGCCCTAGGACACATACATTGACCACTTCACCGCTAGAAACAGCCTGTTGAGCCACGCCCACAGGGACATCAGTGTCTGCTGTGCATGGGGTAACTTTGCCATCGCCATCTTGCTTTACAAGTTGAAACGCTGTAATGCTTGCAGATGCAATAAAGGACTTATAGATGCTTTGATCGTTAAAAGCCATTTTTAACCTCCAAAAAATGAATTGTATTCGGTTGCGTGTTGAGTGCGTAAAAGGTCGAGAGCTTGGGCAAATGTGATGCCCCTTTCTTTTTTAATTTGCTCGACTCTTTCACTGAGAGAGACGGGCTTTGCAGTGGAAGCATGACCGATCTCAGACAGGTTGACGGCTTGGTTTGCCTTGCGTTCGCTAAACATAGCCCAGAACGCATTATTTGAGCCCTTCATATCATAGGCTTGCTCGGCTAGAGACTTCTCAGCCACGCTGATTTTACCAGTGTTTAGAAGTGCATCAATAGCGTTTTTGCGTTCTGCGATATGCTTCTCTTGTGTTAGCTTAGCGACTTGTTCGCTTAATGTAGCGATTTTTGATGACATCTCATTGAGTGCGAGGGCTGAGGCTTCGGACATGGCTTTATATCCATCGCCCATCTTTTCGCCCATCTTCTCGTCCTTTTTGTCATCCTCTTTGAGTGGAGCGACTTCCTCAGATACCGAGGCGTCCTCTTCCGCTTCATAGCCCGCAATCTTTGCCTCAAGTTGCTTCACTAGCGCGTCCTTTTCAAGTAGCATAGCGACAAGCTCCTCAGCTGATTTTTGCATCAATTCTGTTTGATCCATGATTTTCTCCGATAAAAGAATACGATCGATTTTATTGTTCTGTTGTGCTGGTCTTGGCGTGAGTGTGATGGCTAAAAGCTGAGCATTGCCGATCAGCTCTCCACCGTCCCTCGCATAAATGTTGCCTAGGACAAATTCGGGGCTAGACCACAATTGCCCCTCGGACTCCTCAACGATCTTAGCTCCTTTAGCTGTATAGAGAGGGTAAGCATAAAGCCCCCCGTCTTTGATCTCTAGGTCTGCAATCTGCCCTAGTGCCATCGCCACATCTGGGGAAGCCAATGCACCACCTACAAAAGGAGATGATGCGTGATTCCAATCGATGATAACAGGATCTTGCTCTTTGCGAGCATAGAAAAGTCTGACCATCTCTTTAAGATGATCTTCTGTGATATCACTGATTGACTCTCCATTCATGCGGGAGTTGACAGCTCCTAAAGCCAAGGTTAAAAATGGTTTGCCCTTAATAAGTGATGATTCCGAGTTGTCCATATTTTCTCCAAGCGCCTTAATCGCTTCATCTGCCTTGTCCATCTGTCCGACAATTTTCTTTGCCCATGTATAGCCTGCATCACCGCCCCAACCGTCCCAAGCCTGCCGACCTTTGCCATAGTCCGACCAAGTCGAGCCTTGTTTATCGACTTCGTGTCTAGTAAAATATGCCAACATTCTGCGGACGGTATCTGGGGATAGTTGTTTGCCATTGATCAAATCCCTTGCTCGTGCGATGCCTATTGCAGTCATGCCACGCTGTGAAGCAGGCTTTGTCGCTCTGGTCTCTAGTGCTCGTTTAGCAGCATCTTGAGCCCCTTTAGGCGGGATAAAATCAATATGGCTATATTTGTCGGGAATAGCTAAATTCATTTGCTTTGTGTGCCCGCTGATAACAGCACGCACGACTTTCTTGTCAAAAGCACTCACTTAAGCCCCCTTAGTCGCTCAGCCATAGCCAAGCTTGGATTTTGTGCGATAGCTCTATCTTGGCTCGTCCTAGTCGCGTCGGTGGGTAGATCGCCCGCACCGATACGCTGTCGGATAGCACGCTCGAGATTGTCATCAGGAGTGAGAAGCTGAGATTGTACTAGAGCGGGCAGGCTGTTTAAGGCGTCTGTGAGCTCGTCATTATCTAGCCCCATGTGTGTCAGCTTCGGGAGTTTAGTGGCTTCAATTCTGCCGTAATTCCAGTTGATGAGACGTCCGATTGTGCCACCACCACGCCTATCTTGCCCGCTGATTGCAGATGCTACCAAGTCAAGGTAATTGATGCACGCACGCCTAAAGACTGATAGATGCACCTCGCCCACAGATCTTGAGCCTGTATCGCTAATCCCTAGATTCATAAATTGCGCAAAAAATGCTTGCGATACTTGATTGTCGCACTCCTGGATGACTTTTAGAGCTCCATCAGGATTGAATTGCCCTTGGCTACCGAATGAATCGAATTTGATGGCAGTATTCTCGATGAGATAGCCCTGCTCTTGAGCGATATAATCTCGAGCCTGTGCCTCTGCCTCTTGAATCATCGCAGTTATCTCACCTTGAGTGAAGCCTGATCTTTCTGCGATCTCCATATCAACGACAACCTTGGGCGTGGGAATTGCCCATCGTTCAACGCCAATAGACATGAGATTAGCAACTCTCTGTTTTTGAGACCACCACCACCAACAGGGA